CGGCAGCTCGAGCAGCGGCGGCGACGGCCATGCGGTAGGCGTGCACAGGGTGCTTGGCCGGCACGTAGGCGTGAGCAAACCCGCCACGAGCAGTCACGCGTGGCCGCGGCTGCGGGACCGGGTTGCCCTTAACGCTGAACGTCAGTGCCATGCACCGACGCTACAGCCGCCGTCAAATCCTCAGCGATGACGCCGGTGATCCACTCGCGGTAGAGACTCACGCGGGTGTGGCACGACTCCTCGCCAGCCTTGCTGCGGGTGCGTGTGCCGTCGGTCGTCTTCTGCACAAACGAGGCGATGCCGACCAGCCGCTCGCCGATGAAGACGGGGCCGCCGCTGTCGCCGGGCGCGGTGCAGAACGGCAGCGGCGTGCCGACCGAGCGGGCCGGGCACACGCACACGGCGTCCTCAAAGCGGTCGATGGTGGCGGTGCCCGCACGCAGCTGCTGGTCGCTCGACTCCCAGCCCGTGCTCAGGCGGCCGGTCAGGCCGTAGCCAGCGATGGTCACCACGTCGCCAGGCGTTTCATCGCCCTCGGACAGTGCAGGGTATCGGGCCAGCCCCCACGGCTCGGCGACTCGCACCAGGGCGATGTCGTGCCAGCCGGTGCGGTCGATGTCCCACTCGCGTGGGCGACGGATGGCGGCGATACGCCGCGTGCCAGAGGCTGCAATCACTTCGCCGGAGCGATAGCCCTCAAGCACATGAGCGGCCGTGAGCACCCAGCGGTCGGCGATGACGACGCAACTGCCCGAGGGTCGGGTGCCATCTGCTCGCAGGGTGTCGATGCGGGCGGCCCATGACGAGAACCGGCGGCCGTGCTCAACGTAGCGGGCGTCGGGGATGGCGTCGTCGGTCGTGCCCGCCAAGGCCGACGACGCCCAGCACAAGACGATGAACCCCAGTGCCCGCATATCTGCATGGTGCCGCAGCCAATGGCACCCTTGCAGACGCTACTCGTCCGGCTGGCACCGCACGGCCGCGATGCACAGGCCGACGATCATGCCGACACACAGCACCATGCCCACGAGCGGCACGATGCCGATGCGCAGAAACGCCAGGTCAACGAGCCACTCGCGGAGGGCGCTCATGCCAGCCGCTCCAGCAGGCCGCGCAGGGTGGCGGCTGCGGCACCCAGCCTTTGCCGCACAGGCAGCGGTGTATTCAGGTCTGTCGATTCGCGCATCAGTGACGCCTCTGCGGTATCCACCGCCTCCCGCTCCGCGTCGGTGAGGGCAGCAGAACCCTCTGCCCGTTTTTCTTTCGGCATAGGTTCCGTAACAGGCGAGCCACGCAGCCGCTCAATCTCGGCCGCCGCCTCCTCGAGCAGCGCCGAGCGGTCAAGCGCCCGGCACTGCGTCACGCTCTCGCGGAGACGTTGCACTAGCGTGGCAGACATTCTCGACGCCTCCTCGCACTCACCCGGTCCTGCGTCGTCCGCACGTCCTCGGCCCGCTTCGAGGCCAGGTGCCGCTCACGACACTCCCTAGCCCGCTCGGCAATCTCCTCGGGCGTAGGGTCCACTGGGTTTCCGTGCCATTGCCTACGCGGCGGCAGCTTGTACTTCTGTGCCCACTTGTAGACCGTGACGTATGCGATGCCGAAGCGCCGGCCGATTTCCTCGGCCGACGCCCCAGCCATCCACATCTCGTGCAACACCAGCACCTTGCCCTCGTCCACGCTCAGCCCTCCGTGTCCAGCGGCATGATGACGCCCGTGTAGGAGTCGGTACGCAGCACGACGGCCGAGCCCTTGTCCTTTGCCTGGACGCTCACTGTCGGCTCGCCGTCAAGCGGCAGCCCCTGCAGCCACTCACGCACATACGTCGGGTCGAGCTTCACGTTGCACGCGTGGCCGAACTCGACGATGCCGCACGTCACGCTCGATTCGCCGGCCTCGCTGCTCTTGGCGTGCAGGTGCAGCCCGTCGGCGGTGAACACGTACTGCACGCCCTTGCTCTGCTCGCTGGTCACGATGGCAGCCGCCCTGGTGGCCGACAGCAGATCCGCAGCCAGCACCGTCGTCGGCTCGGGCCCGTCGGCAGGAATCACGTCCTGCCACCGCGGGAACCGGCCCTCGGTGAGCCTGGTCGTGACCGTGGCCCTACCGATGGTGGCCTGCAGAATCCCGTTGCTCGCCTCCAGCTGCACGCTGTCCTCGCTGGTGTCGGCGATGCTCGAGATGATGCCGATGCTTCTGCTCGGCACCAGCGTCTCGCTGTCGTCCACCGCCAGGTCGTGCTCGCACTCGGCCACGCTCAGCCGCCGGCCGTCGGTCGCCACGAAGTTCACGACGCCGTCGTTCACGCTCACGAGCACCGCCCCGAGGGCGTAGCGGCTGCTCTCGTTGTCGCTGCTGTGGGCCACCGCATGCACGGCCCGCACGAACTGGTCACACGGCAGCCTCGTCACCGGCTTGGCGTCGGTCGCCTCCCACAACGGGAACTCGGCGGCGTCCTCCACCGGCAGCGTCCACGTGCCGTTTCCGCACGAGACCACGCAGCTGGTGCCCCGGGTGTCGAACGTCACCTCATCGACGTTGCCGCACGCCGCCAGGATGGCCGACAGCCTCGCATGCGGCAGCAGCATCACCTCGCCGTGGTAGTCGATGCCCACGTCGATCCGCACCTCGAGGTCAGTGGCGGTCAGCAGACCGTCACCGATGCGGACGTTCGCCAGGATGGGCCTCGACCTGCCGACTGCCGGCTTTACCGCGGCGAGTGCACTCTTCAACTCGCTGCTGCTCAATACGATGCCACCACGCTTCCGACCCTTCGTTGCCGTAGCCATGAGGAGATTCCTTTCTCTTGAGGGAACAACCAACCAACACGCCGAGCACGAAAGTGCCGGCAAGAACGAGATGCCCAAGGCTGATGAGGGCCAGGTCGTGGTATGTCATCGTCGGGCCTCCAAGAGCTCGTTGGCCTGCGCCAGGGCGACGCAGCGATTCATGTACAGCTGCAGCGACTCGGCCGCCCACTCGATGAGCTTGCGTGTGTGGTCGTCGAGATGGTCGTCCCACGCGTGGATGCGGAGCATCTCGACAAGCACCACCGGGGCGGGAGATGGATACGGGTTGTCGGTCATCGCAGCACCTCGATTCCACGGGCGACGTTCGGCGTGCGGCGGATGTAGCCCTTGCGTTCCAGGGCTATGAGGTGGCCGACCACGCCGGTCACGTTGCGGATGTTCATGTGCTGGGCGATCTCGCGCACCGACGGGCCAAAGAAGCCGATGTTGGCCTCGATGAACGCCAGCACCTCTGCCTGGCGGGCGGTGAGCGGCTGGCGGGTTTGAGTGACTGTGGTCATAGGTCGTCCTCCTTGAGTTTCAGGTCGGTGGAAAGCGCGGCCACCTCGTGCGGTCGCCGGTACGGTGCCGGCCGCAGGCCGGCGAACTCGCTGGCCTTGCGTTCCAGGTGGGCCTGGCGGTCCACGTCCTCGGGCCGCCGGCCCGGCCCGCGGTTCGTGCCGCCCTTGTCCTGGCACCGCTGCAGCCAGCCCACGATGAAGCGTCGCCAGTTGCGACGCCCGGCCCGGCTCGGGTTGGCCTTCAGCCAGGCGGTCGCCTTGGCGAGCTCCTGGTCGAGCACGGCCCCTGGGTAGGCGGAAGCCCATTCCTGGCGGTCGCCGGCCGTAATGCCCGTCCACCCGGCTTCAGCCGTCCAAGAAACGCTGGCAGGCTTCGCCCGCGAGCGGGACGGCTTTGCCGGCTCGCTCGTCGGAACCGGCGCAGCCGGTTGTATTTCTTCTTCTCTTCTCTTCTCTTCTTCTGGTGGCGCATCCGTGGCGCGCGCTGCGCCACGAAAGCGTTCCATGCGGGTTTTCCGCAGTGCCCGCACCTTCGCGGGCTGCCCGTTGTGCCTGTCAAAGTTGGCAAAACGCACGCCGTCGGCGTCCACCTCGAGCCAGCCGGCGGCAGACATAGCGGCAGCGAACCCGGCACAGCCGGCGAACTCGTCCACCCACTCGGCGTCGAGCCCGGCGGCAAAGCCGTCTGCGGTGTGAGCGTCGGCCCACGACCATAGGCGGTGCAGCTTGCCCACGACGGCGTCGGCGTCCACCCCGGTGGCCCGGCGAATGCGGATGACTGCAGGGTCGGCCGCCAGGTCGATGCGCATCTTTATCCATTCACCGGCCATCAGTGGCCTCCGTTCAAAATGCCTGATGTGCTAGAAGCGGGAGCCCGTCAACGCCGCAGCCTGACGCAACGACAAGTCCATGCGGAAACTGGTCGTACGAAAAGGCACAGCCCGCAGATGCGCCATCAGCGTTTCTGATTTGCTCGCCAGGAAACACGCCAGGCTCGCACTCAGACAGCAGTCGCATGTATCCGCGCCTAAACTTTTTCAAGTCAATCAAGTGCCAGATGCCAAGCCGGCCGTCGTGCTCGCCCTCAAACCCGTACAGCATGTAGTCGCCCCAGCCGTCGATGATTTTTCCTAGTTCTGTGTCAACGCCGCTGCGTCGCTCAGTGCGGATAGTGAACTGCTCGACGTACCGCTGGTTATCTGCGTACTTACGCCGTCGCATGCGGACAGCAATTCGCAGGTCTTTCATCTGCAACACAACAAGGTCCGTGGCGTGCTTGGCGTCGTCCTCGCGCGAAGCCTCGCCAAGCAGGTGCTGCCCTAGCACGGCCTTGATGTCCTGCATGAATTGGTCGGACCAACCCTTATCGTCTTGCCAACTCATTCGGAGGCCTCCTTGCCCCATGTGTCGAATCCGTCGATGTGGCGTCGGTTGAAAATGTCAATGCGACATCCAGCGGTGACGCGTCTTACAACGTCATAAAACGCCTCGGGCTTTTCGCTGTGCTTGCCACGCGGCGCGTCGAAGCACGTCGAGAAAGCCTTGGTGTCAATAAACTGCGGCGTTCCACGCCTGGCGTAGACAGCAAACTCGCAGTTGTATTGAGGCAGCCCGATTGGCTGGAAACCGCCCGGCTTATGCCAGACGAAAGTGCAGACGTACTTGAAGCCCCATAAATCAAGCAGCCGCAACGCCATCGGTAGAAACCGATGCGTAGTCCACATCCACAAGTGGCAATCCTGAGCGGCCGGGATGCTCATGGCAGCCAGCTCAGCCTCTGTCATTGTCGGATAATCAAACTCCGACTGATTTGGCCGTACGTCTCGTTCAATCTTTTCCATCGGCCACGGCGGATCTATCACAATCACGTCGTACTGGCCGGCAAGGGCCTTCGCCTTCTTCGCCTCGACGCTTTCAAGCTTGGCGACAACTTCGGCCCGCTTTTCCTCGCGGATCACGTCGGCCATTTTCTTGCCGCCCTCGATGATCTCCTTGGCCCGCTCTGGTGCCTTCTCAAGCAGGGCGGCGGCCTTGACGACAGCTGCCCGAGGCGGTGCCTTCCCGGCCGACACCTTCGCCTCAATGGCCGGGTCAATCGCCTTCGCCTTCTCGACTGATTCGGCAAACTTTCCAGCGTTGCGAACGGTCTTTTCCGTGACGCCGTGCTCCTTGGCAAGTCGCTCGGCAGTCTTTGGGGTGGTAACTTTTTCCACCCCAAAACTACGCCCAGAACGTCCGCCATCCGCCTTCTTAGCGCGGTTGTATCGCCGCCCCAGCAGCAGCGTGAACGCATCCGGGTGCAGGTTGCGTCGCCCTAACTGGTTTCGGTCCATCCAGTCAGCCGCCTCGTCCCGGCTGGCAAATCGCATCTCGTGAACGTCAAACGGCAACTCCAGCCGAGTGCAAATCTCGTAGCGGTTGTGGCCGTCAAGCAGCGTGAGCGTTCCCTTGCTGGCCCACACCACCAGCGGGTCGCGTGCGCCGCCGTGCTCGACAATGTTCTCTTCGAGTTGCTGCCGTTCCTCTGCGGACAGCGGCGGAATGAGTGCGGCAAACTCGGCGTCGATCTGGATGTCTTCAAAAACCTGCGGCATAGATGCCTCCTTGCGTTGCGTGATGTGACTGCCGTGCCACTGTGCGGCGTGCGTCAAGTCGCATCAGCACGGCAACGCTCGTGAATCCGCCAGCAGTCCTGGCAGATAACCCCGACGGGCTGCCCCTTCGCACCGACCTCAATGACGTGCTCATCGCCAAGACGCAGTTGCGAAACCTTGTTGCAGTCCGGGCACCGAGCCATGGTCTTGCCGTCTGCCGTAACCCAAATTGGTTCTGTGCTCATGCGTTAGCTCTCCTTCTGCCGCAAGTACCAATCACGCTTGAACAAATCGAACGATCCCTGGTTGCCGTCTCGTCTCCAGTTGGCGTAGGCGATGACGCACTGCGTGAAGACCGGGTCTTCCTTGGCGGCGTCGATTGCCTTTCGCTTTCGCAGTTCTTCCAGCTCCCGTTCTTTGCGCCAGTCGTTCACGCCTTCCTCCACACCCGTTCCGGCCGCCCGCTTCGTGACGGCCTGGTGCTGCCCGTCGGCTCGACGAGCCCGGCCCGGTGCAGCCCGTGCATCCTTCGTGCCACCTGTTGCTCGTTGAGTTCGCTCGTGCGGCCGGCAATCTCGTCCTTGGTCCCCGGTCCCTGCTCGAGGGCGGCGAGAATCAGCCGCTCGTGCCTGCCCACCAAGCCCGTCTCGCGTGCGGCCTGGCCAGCGGCCTTGCTCGTGTCGGGATCGGCCTTCCGCCAAAGCGGCAGCACGGTCTCGGGTGCGGCGAAGTAGTCGCTCATGCGATGACGCCCTCCTTCCGCATCTGTGCCATCGCGGTGGACAGGCCGTTCTTTGTGCAGCCCAGCCGGCGAGCGATGTCCACTGGGCGAACGCCCTGCGCCAGCAGCTGCTTCACTCGCTCGCGGTCGATGCTGTTTCTTGGTGGCATGTTTCACGTCCTTGTGTATTGGCCCTGTGACGCGGGGCCCGCGGTCGCATCACCCGTGGGAGTTCGGGCTGCGGCTGCCGGCGTTGGTCAGCACTGGGCCGGCGTTACTGGCGGATGCGGCCGAGATGCGTAGGCCGCTGCGGCAACCGCGTGCCGCTGTTCAATCTCCTGTCCAGTTCACGTATGAATCGCCCTTTCGCTTTGGCTCGTACTTGTCCTGCAGTTGCCACACTGCGTGCAGGTTGACCTCGGCCGCCTGGCGGGCCTGCCGCTCTGACTCGACCAGCCGCGTGAGCTCGTCGGCCAGAGACTCGTGACCGTGCTCACGCAGCACAGCCTGCGCCTGGTCAATAAGCGGCCATCCCGTTGTGGTCATGCCTGCACCTCGTGCTCGGCGGCCTCGTGCGTGAACTCCTGGCCGTTGTCGCCAGTGAGCCAGTCGAGACGGCCGTTGATGAGGCCGAGCAAGTCGTCGGCCTGAGCCGGCGTGTAGAAGCCGCTACGCAGCCGCTCCTCGACGGTGGCCTGCATCTGCTCGAGCTTGCCCACGTCGCTGACCTTGCTCACCGCCAGGCGTCGCTGCTGCATGTGTGCCTCGTCGGCCGTCGGCGTCACCTGTGGGGCGGCGTCGAACTTGGGCCGCACGACAACGGGCTCGCGGGCCGGCTCGGGCGTGGGGTAGTCCTGGGCCTCCTCGGCGGTGATGAGCCCACGCAAGGCGTCGGCGAACGCGTTACGCAGGGCGAAGCCGCGGGCCCGCAGGGCCAGCATGCGAGCCGGGTACTGCGACCACGGCCCAGCCTTGCCGGCCAGGCCCGCCCGCTTGGCGTCAACCACCGAGAATCGCACGGTAGTTGGGGCCGGGTAGCCACGCCGCTTCGCCTCGCACACGGCGGTGAGGTTGTCGCCCTCGCCTTCCATGTACTCGCGGACGTACTCGCAGACCGGGCTGCTCTGCACCAGGGCCAGGGCAGCGTCGCCCCAGATCGTCGGCCGGCCGTTGATAACGGCGATGCTCTGCAGCGACTGCATCGGGGACAGGCCGACTTCGCTTCCGTGCTGGATGGCCAGCAGGCACGACTCGGGCTTGCCCTTGAAGTCCTTAGGGGCGAAGTCCGACTTGCTCACCAGCGATGCAAACCGCATCGCATCATCGAAACTCTGAAGGGCCAGCCCGGTGGCGGCTCGTTGGGTGCTGATTTCCGTGGTCATCTCGCGTCCTTTCGCGTTGGTGTGAAATCCCGCTCGGCGTCGTGCGTTGCGGGTGGTTCGTGCGTCCTTGCTCTGCCGGTTCCACCGGCCTCCTTCCGAGCGAATGACTCCGTCGTTCGTCGGTCCTGTACGTTCGTGATCCTGTTCGTGGGGGCGGTGAGGCTAATGGGGGGGGGGGGGGGCAACCCGTGTGCCGTTTCGCCCGCGTTCCGCGCGATGCGACGCGGCAAGGTTGGTCACAGCACCGCGATCTCGTCGGGCAGAATCAGCAGCCGCCCCTGCTCGGTATCAACGAGGTAGCAGCGGCCCAGCCGCCGCTCGTCGGTCGTGCTGTACACGGTGCCCTCCTGGTAGCCAGAGCCAAACGCTCGCGGCACCAGCACGCGCTGGCCAGGGCGGAAGCCGCGAGGCGAGACGGTCTGCTCGTGCAGGGCCGCAGCTGCGGCGAGGTATTCACGGGCGTGCGGGTCGGCGTTCATCGCTGTCTCCTGGTGGTGAGGGGTACTGTACAAATAGCCACCACTCTGGCAAGTGGTCGGTGTGTCAATTTTTGGGGACTAGAAACGTCGTACACCTAAGACCAACGGTGCGTGCGACATGGTGGCGATAGCGTCAGTTGGGCCATGGTTTAGCGTCAGTTGGTCAGCGGGTCAAGGCGGAGGCGAGGCTGGCCAGCAGCTCGAGCAGGTCGTGGATCGCCTGAGTCGTTGGCGACGCGGTGCCAAGCTCCTGGCCCAAGCGGACGAGAACGAGCGATTGCATGGCGGTGTTCCAGTGGCGTTTCATGGGGCGGCCCTCCTTGGCCAAAGAAGCCTAGCGGCTACCGGGCGTTGATGTTTTGGCCGTCGGCGTCGAGGACGTACCACTCTTGGTCGGCGTAGTGCTGCTCGGCGTAGGCGTTGGCAGCGGCGTCGCTGTCCATGCGGATTGAGTCGAGCACGCGAATGATGTCTTTATTGAATCCCTCGTATACGACGATGTCGTATGCCTTCGTGTACGTCTCGTCCATCCGAGTTTCGGCATGGTAGGCCAACTCGGCGATTTCTTCGTCGCTCCAGTTTGCTAGGCCGACCGTCCTTACGAAACGCAGGTCGTCGTGGTTGACGTGAGCCCCATTGGCGTCCCAGGCGCACGGGATTTGCTGGCCGCCAATGTTGACGTGGTTGCGGCTGATGGTCTCGATGTTTGTGTTGTTCTTAGTGAGCATTGGTTTTCTCCTTGGTTGGCGGCCAGCTTGGCCGGTGGCAATCGTACCCGCGAGTCTCATTCGCTCGCATGGGGGTAGTGTAGGCTATCGTCAGTTAGGCGTCAACCACTGAAATCGGATTTTTCGGGGGCGTTTTCGCCGGGGAAAACGCTACTTCTGGGCGAACAGCGGCCCGGCTCCCGCCTCGGCGGCTCCGATCCTCGCCTTGGCTATCTCGACGTATTCCGCCTCACGTTCGATGCCGATGAAGCGGAAGCCTTCCATGATCGCCGCCTTGCCGGTGGAGCCGCTGCCGGTGAACGGGTCGAGCACCACGCCGCCGGGTGGCGTGACGAGGCGGCAGAGGTAACGCATGAGGGCGGTCGGCTTCACGGTGGGGTGGTGGTTGTCGGCATCCCGATCCGCCTTGCTCGCTTTGGCGCAGTAGAAAAAGCGGGCTGCGGAACCGGAGTCGGCGGAACACGTCCCGCTTCCGCCTTTGCCGATGTTGCCCCAGCCTTGCCCTGCTGTTGCGTTCGTTGCGTATGACTTGCCGGGAATGCCGCCGCTTTTGCATTGCGGAAACAGCCCCACCACCTCGTCGCTGCCGTCGTGGATGACGTTGGCGGGCCAGCGGCCCAGACCGGCAGCTTCAAACGGCTTTCTGTTTTCTGGGTTTGTTGTCCAGGCATCCTGTGCGTAGGTGTTGCCTGGTTTTGATGGCGGGCGGTTTCGTGTGCCGTCATCTTGCCCCACCCTACACCCATCCACGTTGATCCCGCCCGTGCCGTGCGTCAGCACGTTCTCCGCGACGGTGCCGCATAGCGGCTTGCGGGCCACGATGATCGGCTCCCAGGCGGGCTTCAACGCCGTGCCCCAGCCGGACCACTGGCGGGCCGCGTCGGTGGCGGGCAACGCACTGTCCATCGTTGGCTCGCCTTCTCCGATCTTGCTCCACCCGTCGTCGTTCATGTTGCGGTTCTTGTGCAGGCCGCCAGTCGCCGGAACCTTCTCCCGCTCCGCCCCCGCCGCCTTGTCTATCGCCTTGCTCACATCGTGCGACTTCGGGAACCCGCTGCCGTAGACCCACATCACGCAGTCTCGAATCTCCCAGCCTGCGTCTTCGATGGCACACGCCAGCCGGTGATACGTGCGCGTGCCTCCGAACGCGAGCAGATGGGCACCGGGCTTCGCCACGCGGAGAGCTTCGGCCCAGAACTCGACGCCCGGCACGCCGTGATCCCAGCCCTTGCCCATGAACGACAGGCCGTAGGGCGGATCGCTCACGATGCTATCGACGCTCTCGGGGTGGAGCGTCGGCATCACCTCGCGGCAGTCGCCGTGGTAGATGTTCCAGGACATGCCGCCAGAGTGGCGAGCGTGTCAAGCGGCGAGCTTACTTCTTCCGGCCTGGCTTCTTGCGGCTGGCAGCCGGCCGCTTGGCCAGGTGCTTCTTGCCGACCGACCGGGTGGTCAGGCTGTCTCGAGCAGCCCTGGCCGCGGCAGCCGGGATCAGCCACACACGCTGGCCAATGCGACGTGCGCCTGGCAGTTTGCCCTCGCCGAGCAGGGTGCGGACCCAGCCTTCTGTGCAGCCCATGACCTCGGTGGCCTCGGCCACAGTCAGGTATTCGCCGCCGTCGAGTTTTTGGGGGGCCATGCAAACCATCCGTGGAAATGTACCGACCAGCGTCAGTTGGTCAAATCGGCTATCGC